GTTATCAATAACAACAACTCTTAATACTAAACCATAACTGTTTACTTCTGCAAAATGTGCCATATTTTTTAACTCCTATTTGTTATTATAATACTATTTTTACTAAAAGAAAAGGTCATATTTTAAGTCCATTGACCAGCTTTTTTAAAGTTATATTGTTCACTTAATGACCAGACTCCTGGTGCTACATAATTTCCATTTTTTTCTATAACAGCAACTATGCCTCCTCCACCAGCTGCACCTGATCTTGAAGCTATTGGTGGTGCTGTTCCCGATCCACCTCCTCCACCTCCTCCTGAAGCGGGTGAACCTGCTGTTCCTGCATTGTTAGCGGGACCTCCTGCTCCACCTCCACCTAATCCTCCTGCTCCACCTGAAAAACAACCTGCTCCACCACCTGCTCCACCTCCAAAATATCCTGCTGCTGGTCCTGGTAAATAAAAAGGTTGTGAAGGCCCAAATGTTGGTCTTACATCAATACCTATTCCACCATTTCCTCTTACTGCAGGATTTGGATTACCATTTCCTTGTTCTCCCACAGCTCCTGCACCACCTCCACCTGCAGCTGTTTGACCATCATTTGTAGTATTAGCTCCTCCTGTATTTCCTTGCGGCGGACTTACTGGTGGAGTATTTCCTGCTCCTCCTGCAGCACTAGTACAATTTCTTGCACCTCCACCTGATCCTCCTGAATTTCCTGATACATTACACGTACTTCCTCCACCACCTCCTCCTGTTGATGTAATAGGATTAGAAGCAGTTGCAAAAGTAGTTGGATTACCCGCACCTCCTTTTGCAGGACTACTTGCTCCTGATCCACCTCCTCCAATTGTTACTGTGACTCCAGAAGCTGGAACTGGTTGGCATGCAATTAATCTTAATCCACCTGCTCCACCTCCTCCACCTCTATCAAATCCTCCACCTGCTCCACCTGCAACTACCATTACAGTAGCTAGTCCTGCAGTATTGGTTGGTGATTTTGTAAATGTTCCTGGTGATGTAAAAGAAGTTACAGTTCCACCTGTGTATCCTTGAACTGGGTTTTGTACTGGACCGATAATTCCGCCATTAGACATAGCTTGAATCTCCGGTTAACTTATATCTTCGTAACTAATAATGCATTCTAAATCAGAGTTAGCGCTTGCGCCTCCAATGATAGATTGATTTTCCATTAGATAGAAAGATGAATTCTTGTCGACTAAATTTAATGTTGCATCTGCTGGTACAGAAATAGTTGCAGCAAGTGCAATAGAAGTTCCCGTTCCGCCGGCATTTGTATTCCAATCAATAGTTACATCTGCAGCGTTTGTTCCATCTACGTTTGCAACCATGATAGATTCTATTTTAAAAACTTTTCCTGATGCTGCTGCGTTAGCAAGTAATACTGTTGTAAGAGTTGTAGTTAATGCAATACCTGTGGTATTACCGAATATCGAGTTTACTGATACTATATTTGGATTTGCCATATTTTATCTCCTTGTTAATTATTATCCGAAAACTAATGTTAATGCAATAGATTTTCCTGCTGTAATTCCAGTATTAGCTTGGAAAGACGGCGTAGTAGTTGTTCCATTTGAGGTTAGTATAAAGCCCGCAGTAGTATTAGTAATACCACCGAAAACACCATTATTATTAAATTGAACGAATGTATTAGAACCGCCTGGAGTTGCTGCAGGCACCGCTGAAATAACTGAAGTTGTTGCTGGGTCTACAATAACATAGTTTTTAGAACCTGTTGCAATAGATACAGTTGTAGAACCACCTGATGAAATAGTAGCTGTTGCACCTGAATTGTTTATGATAACATAATCTTTTTCTATATTTGGAACTGAAACTGTAACTGTAGTTGCTGATAATGCTCCTGATAAAATAATTGTTTTATTTCGTCCCGCTTCATCTGTGAATGTCGTAGAAGTTGCATTTGATGTAAATGCTAAAGTTGTATTTCCTGTTAGTGTAATTGTAACTACACCTGCGATTGCATTATCTATTTCTTGTAAATTGACGTTAGTTAATTCTCCCCATGTACCGGAGTTTTCGCCAGTCGCTTGTAGGTTTAAACCTAAATTACTAAATGTACTTGCCATATTAGATTCTCCATATCACTTTTATTGTTATAATTCAATCCAATTTTGTCCTGTGATTGGATTTATAGCAGACCAGCTTTGACCTGTTGTTGGATTTATAATATTCCAGCCATATATAATAGGGCTTCCTGAACCTACTGTCAATTGATTTGAGGAAGGTATTATTACCTGATCTGTTGAAAGTATTACATTTCCAACCCCTACCGTTACTTGATTTCCTGTAACAAAATATCTGGATTCTATGTTAACAGTGCCTACATTAACCGTTACACTAGAGCCGGTAGCCGTGACTCCTAATCCTAGTGAAATAGTAGGATTACCAACTTGAACACTAACTTCATTACCTGTTACATCTACAAAGTTTTTAGCTTTTATTTCAGCATTGCCGACAGATGTGACAACACTTGAACCTGTTGCTTGAACAACTGTTGGTAATTCAATTGTAACTTGACCAACTCCTATTTGAACGCTTGAACCAGTTACTGTAAATACATCATCTAAACTAAATGAAACAGTTCCAACAGCAACATCTAATTCTTCACCAACAACAGCATCTGTTACTGATCCACCTGCAAGAATATTTGGACTTTGAACAAGTATATTTAATAAATTTGTGGTCGCATCAACATTAGATTTTGCAGTGATGATGGCATTGCCAATTGTTAATGTTAAATTATTTCCTGTAACTTCTACAGTTGCTTTACCAGCAAATGTAATGGTACCTGTTTGAACTTGTAAATTATTTCCGATTAAAGCAACTTCTGCTTTACCTACTATAGAAATGGTTCCTGAATTTAATGATAGAGCATCTATTGGAACAGATTCATTCCACGCTCCTTCGCCCCATGAAACACGGCCCCAACCTTGTGCTAAACCTACTTCAACAACTACATCAGTAGTCTGTTGACCCCATTCGCCTTGACTCCATGGATGTATGCCCCAAGTATTATTAGCCATAATTTTTTATGGCGAACTACTACGATATTCTCAAGATTGCGCTTGTTGAATTCGCTGCTGGGAACTGAATAGTAAAGTCGCCGTTTGTTGAAGTTTTGCTACCACCAAAATCTAATACAACAACTGCTTTGCTTCCGTTGGATGTATTATAAATTAAAGCTGCCGCTGCAGTAATAGTTGCTGTTGTAAAAGTTACATCGTTAAAATCTACGAATGCAACATTCTGTGCAACCGTTGGTGAAATATTTACAAGAGTTGCTCCCGTAGCAGTATAACCTGTACCTGTTACTTCAACACTTGATCCGATTGTTGCATTATAAACTGTAGTTGTTGCTGCTGCAAAACCTGAAACGGTATTGTATAAAGCTATTTTAAATGTATCGCCTGTAGAAGCTGTAAAATCGTGAATCGCTTCAAATAATTCTTCTTTAAAACTATCTGGTACTATGTTTGCCATATTAACTCCTTAATTTTATTGTGATGGTGGATTACTTTTTAAAGGAATACGAAGTTCACCATCAACATACTCGTCTCTTCTTCTTAATCCCATCTGCTCATCACCAAAGCTTCTTACGGCTTGCTGATAAGACTGTTCATAAGTTTGTATCATATCTGCAGGACCTTTCAAGTATTTATATGTCTCTACTAAAGAACCATATAAAAGAACATCCTGTGCATACACTGAAACATAAGTAGTTGCAGATGTAGTGGATGTTATACTAGCAGGTTGTTGATAATATGCAATATTAATTGCATAAGTTGTATTAGGGGTAGGAGCTACAAACCAAGTAGTTTCATTCCAATTGGCCCAATATCTAGGTTTTTCATAATAAGTAGAAGATAATGGAAGATTATTAAATTCTGCCATATAAGAACTATCTTTTTGTTCTAATGTAGTAAACTCTCCGTTTGGAGAAATCATTTCAACATATCTAATATTTCTTAAACCTGATGGTACAGAAATAGTTGTTGTTCCTGCAGTAGTTATTGCTGATGCATATAATCTAAAAGCATCAATATTTAATTCTCTATAAATTCTATTTTCAGTATTTTGTACAATAACATTAAGAGTAGAATCGGATAATCCATTACTATCTACTTCTGTATAGTTTCTAATTTGTGTTTGTAGTTGTCCGTATGTTAAAGCCATATTTATATTGTTTGTGCTGTTGCCGATCCGCCGCCAATTGTAGTATTTATTGCACCTGTTCCTGATGATGCATTAAATCTATAATTGTCTAAATTAACAACAGTTATACTATATCCAGTTGACGTTGTTAATACAGATTGTTGAAATCCTGAAGAAGTTAAAAAAGCATTAACTACAGTTACATTTTGAAATTGAACAGTATTGCCTGTTATTTTACCATGATTTGGTTGATTTACTTGTATTGTAGAACTACCTGCTGTCACTTGAAAAGCATTATTAGGTAAAGCAACTGCTGCAGGTCCAACCGAAGGTTGCCCTCCAAAATTCCCATTAGCACTTGCTGTAGTTTGAACATTAATTGTATATTGATTAGTATTTAAAACTGTTAATGAAAATCCAAGTGTTGTATTTAACATAGCATTAGTAAATCCATTTACTGCATTTACATTTGTAAATATAATTTTATTTCCTGTTGTTTTTTCATGACCTGGTTCGTTAACTAAAATAGTAGAACTTCCTGCTGTTGATAATAAAGGATTAAAAGCTAATAACACAACTGATAATGGCTCTACACGATCTGGTCGTGCGTTGAGCAATCCTTGCGGATCGTTGCCTGGTACTTTTGGTTCTAATTGAGGTTGTTTAGGTTCGTATTCTGAAGTATGAACAAATGATCCATTCCATTCAGTAACCATTTCATCATACGGAAATCGTTGGCCAGATCTATCTGATATGGCATATGCTTTTTTACCTGTAGCAAAGGTTGTCATTATACACCATCTCCATAAAATGTTTTTGGTGATATAAATAATGAAGTTCTTTGTCCATCTTCTTGTAAAGCTCTTTGTAATTCATCTTCATAAACTAACTTTAACATTTCAGTTTTTTCTGGTCGGTAAGTAATACTTAAATAATAAGCAAGACCAGAAGTTAAACATGGTAAAAATCTAAATACAACATCTGGAGTGTTTGTATATTTTCCAGCATCTTCAATTCTTGCAAGATAATAAAATCTTAATTGATAATTGCTTGGTGTGCTTTGACTAGAAAATCCAGATCCTGGTGTTTGATATAAGAATATACTTGGTTGATATGTTCTTTGAACATAATATTGAGAAGGTGTTCCTTGTGATAATTTATTAGGTAATGCTGCATATGCAGATCTATCTATTTTAGTTAATGAGGTATCCGTTGGTAATGAAGCATTAGGTGAAGTATTATTTCTAATATATGCTTCTAATACATCATTAATATCGTTTGGATAATTTGCAGGATCACTAGTATAGCTATATTCAGCTTGGCCCAATACTAAAGGGATCGTGGCTAATTTTACTTTCCATAAATGAACGCCTCTATTATCCCACTCCGATAATAAAATATTTAAATTTCTTCTTGCTGCTTTTAAATGATAACCAGTTCTAGTTCCTCCAATACCTACACGTCCGTAAGCTTCATCAAAAAGCTCATCTAATTCAAGATTGAAACTTGTAGTTCCGGAAGTAGTCATCTACTCTCCTACTTGTCTATAAATAATATCGCCGTTAAAGATGAAGCGTTAGCTGTTACACCAATACCATCTACAATTCCAGTTCCATTATTTTGAGCATATAAAACTCCGTCCTCTGGAATATTTAAAGTTTCAGTTTGCCCTGCTCCAACAGATACTGTAAAAAATACTTGTGTATTAGTTGAAGAACTAACAGTTGTAGCATTTGCTAAACCATTAATAACTAATGTTCCTGAACTTCCTGTTGATTGAACAACATATCCTCGAAGTCTTGTTCTTCCAGTAAAAGCAACTGCACTAGCAGCAGCAATATAAACTGGTTTTACATCACTTTTGTAACTCATTTTATCTCCTTATATTAATAGAGCTCCCGAAGGAGCTCCATTAAAAATTAATTAAGCTGGACCTATTTCACCAGGTTGTGCAGTTTGGTCAGCAAATGTATATACAAATACACCTGTAACGTTTCCTGAACCTGCTGTGCTTCCAACATTAGCAACAACTGTTGTATTAGCTGGAAGACCAGTAGCAATAACTGAAGCTCCAGTCATTAATACTGCTGCTCTAGCACCAACAACTAAATTTTGTGCAATACTAGTTGCATTAGCTGCTGAACCAAAATTAATAGTTGCAGTTGTAGTTGTTCCTGCTGCTGTTAAAACTATAAAATTAGTTGGTATAGCTCCTTGTGGTAACACGAATGGAGCGTTAGCGTTTACTGTTGCTCCAACAGACACTGCAGTTGCAGTTGCTGTTGAACTCAAGAAAGTAATAACTTCAGAAGCAATTAGAGTTCCTGGTGTAACACCAGAATTTCTATCTTCTCCTCCGTAAGTTCTTACGTATCCTTGAAATGTACTTTTTGTAGTCATCTTATTATCCTCCTATTAATCCAATGCAGTCATTAGGCAATGTCGACTATACGCGTCTACATCAGATGTTAATGTATAGTATGTTAAATATAGCTTAATTTTTTAAAAAGAGCAAGAGGTGGCTTAAGTTTCTCTCACTTTTATTCCAATTATATAACTAGTTTAGCTAGCTATAAATGCTGGATCTTCTTCTTCGCTTAAAACAAGGTTATTTTCTTGTCTAGCGGCTTCAAGATCCTGTTGAAGAATTTGTCTTTTGACTTCCTTCAACTCAACGTCTAACCACTGCATATCAGTCGTTAGTTTTCCCTGTTCAAGATAAGACTTGTTCCACTGTGATTCCAAGTCTATTTTCTTGGCCAGAAGTGATTGGGACAATGATGTCACGTTCAACCTCCTCATAGGTTATATAGAAAAAATTACTAATCTGTTTAGGACTAATCATTTTTTCTAATTGCTCTTTACTTGTTTTTCCCAGAAAGTCAAGTACTTTCTGATGTAACATTTCTGTAACAGAAATAGGTTCAGATTCCAATGTAAATTGGATTTTTATGCCTTCTAGAAATACTTTTATTAGGTAGGTTTTCATCTTCTCACGGATGTTATTATAGTGAATTATAGGGCGAGTCAAGCCCGCCCTATAATAAAAGTCTTTACGCTGATCCTGATGAACCGAATGCACCTCTAGGGTCAGAAAAGCCGAAGCTGTATCTTTCTCTAGCTTTGTATCTTACGTTACCAGTTTCAAAATCTCCCTCCATAGAAGTTCTAATTGGGGATCTTTCGAAGTACTTTAAGCCATTTGGTACATCT